AGACATCCGCCGCAGCAGCAGCCAGATCATACGTCGCCAGCCAGTTGTCGTTGTCTTCCTCTGTCGGCGGCTCGGTTGACGTGTCCCATGTGTATGGCTCTTCGCCGCGTTCGTCCATCAGCGGGTACGCCTCGATGTAGGTTGCAAGCGTCGCGTCGCTGTAGGTCGTGGTCGTCGGCTCGTTCACCATGCGCCTGAGTTGTGCGATCTGGGCTGCTGTTGCGGACATCTCTGCTACTCCTAGACCGGGATGTACTCGACGTACGCGTAACCGGCAAGACCAGCGGCCGCGCCACTCGCCATGCTGACGGTCAGGTACTGGTCATCTTCCCAGAGCTTGGCGCGCTTACCGTTTGAGCCGACCTCGGCGAACGCCCCGGCTGCGGCATTCACGTCCTGGCCGTCAATCAGGTTGTCGGCGCTGGTTGTCGCTCCGGCTGCGATGCCACCGTCTACGGTGCACGCTGCGGTCGCTGGTGTCGTAACATGCAACACGAGCTTGGTCACGATCACATCGCGGCCTTCGGGATTCGCCAGCGACAGAACGCCGCCGCCGGTGTCGAGCGCTGCCAGGGCAGCCTTAAGGCAACCCTGATACGGAAGTGGTGCTGTCATGTCCTACCTCCTACGTCGTCGGATTTGTGCTGACGCCGAATCCTGCATTGGGCGCAGGAGCGGCGCTGTAGATGTGTGTCACGGTGTCTGCCCAGCCGGAATTGACACCAACCAGTTGGCAGTTACCACGCAGGATCACAAAGTGCGTGTTCCCCGCTGCTGGCATGTCAATGGCGTTGTCAATGCCGTTGGCCCAGTTCGCCGTGTAGTTGAACGCCAGCAAGTCCTCGAAGATCGTGTCGCGCAGATCGCCTGCGCTGTTGTCAATCTTGATCAGGAACTTGCCCGCTGTCTCTGAGTAGCTGCGGACATCACAGTGGATAAACCGGTTACGCGCGCCGGCGACGATCAGTTCACTGTTGGCAGCGGCGCGCAGAATCGTGTCCAGCCCGATGGTACAGTTCTGAAACACGTTCTCCGACCCGCTTACTTTCAGCGAGTAGCTGCCAGCCCTGGCGCCTGGCGTCGCGTGACCCATGCCCGCCGCAAACACGTTTTCCAGGTGGTTGCGGCTGCCCGAGACGAGCACACACGCAGCGTCCTCGTCTTTGTCCTTGCCATCGAAGAATTGCAACCCCTTGACGATACACCCGTCGGCGCTGAGTGTGAACAACACGGCCAGATCGTTTGCCGCCGTGTTGACGATGCGGCTGCGCTGTCCCATGCCAGGTAGGTTGCCTGGCATCCCGATCAGGTGCGTGTAGTTCTTCGCCCACGTTAGTGCCGCCGTTGGGTTGATCGCCGTCGCACCGGAGAGCACAATCACCGTATCATGCTGATTGGCCGTGCAGAGCGCATAGGCGGCTGCCGGCGTCAAGAGCGGCGACTTGAAACTCGTGCCAGGGTTGGAGTCCGAACCGTTGACCGGATCCACGATGTAGATGTTGGAGTGCGGCCCGACCGGAATCCCCTGCAAAGCGACGTACTCGGTCAGATTGCGTGGAAAGAGACCCATTACGTTATCCCTCCTACGCCGTCATCACGGCAAAGGCGCACCGTGTCGCCGCCGTCTGGTTCATGCGGTTGATCGGATTGGGCAGGGCGAAGCCGAGGCGCATGACCGCCCGCAGCGCCACCATGTCCTGCTGGAACAGGTTGTAGATGATGTTGCCGCCGGCGTCGGTGATCACTGCCTCTTTGGCGATCGTGTAGGTGATGTCCTGGCGCATGGCGTAGACGAGTTGATTCCACTGACCTGCGATCATCAGCGATGACCCGGAAACGATCGCCCCGTCGGTCGGGAAGTACAGCGGTGCGCCGTCCAGCTCGTAGCGTGTCGGATCCTGCATCGAGGTCTTGAAGATCGGCACGCCGTCCGTCGAGCGCACGTTACGCAACTTGCCCTTCATGGACATGTGCGCCAGCACGCCGTCCACCATGAAGCCGTCGGCTTCGGGCAGCATGAACAGGCCGTCCGCTCCCGCGCCCGATTCGCCGAGAACAGCCTCGTAGAGATCGGTGTAGGCCGCCTCGCTGATGACGTGTGAAGCCGCCGTGCAAACAGCCAGCAGACCAGCCGCGCCGAGGTTGGTTGTCCATGACGCCGGAATGTTCGTGCCGTAGAGCACCGCCTGAGCAATGGCAAGGCCGAGTGCTTCCTCGATCGCCGGGCGCACTTCGCCCCAGATGTCGTAGGATGCGTCGTCGAGCACGGCTTGCGGGATCGGTACGATGACAGCCAATTCCTCGGCGTCAATGTACTTGTTCGCCCAGTCCATCTCGGTGGTCTGCTTCAGCCCGGTGTCGCCGCTGACAAAGTACGCCGTCGCCAGGGCGTTGAGCACCGGGATGCGCCGCTGCGCTGCACTCATGTTCGGCAGCTTACGCGCCAACTGCATCAGCGGCGTCTTTTCCGCAATTCCCTTGAGGATCTCGTTGCTGACCTCTTGCGGAATGAGGGCAGCCGCGTCGGTACGCGTGATCTGTGAGTTATACGGCATCGTGCTACCTCCGTGTTATCGTCCCGCCGCCGTGCGGATGAAGTCATTCATCGTCGCCTTCTGCGGTGGGTTCTGCGTGCCCGATCCGGCGCCTGCCGGCGGGATTTTCCTCTGGAACAACTCTGGGTACGCTGTCTTCAGCGCATCCCAGTTGACACGCCCCTTCTGGTCAATCGCGCCCGCCTCTCGCGCCGCGATGAAGGCCAGCGATGGGTTAGAACAGCCGATCTCCGGCTTGGTCGCCTCAGCCATGAAGTCAGCCCGCTGGTTCGCAGCCTCTAGCTGCGCCGCCGCCGCCTCAAGCTGTTTCTTAGCATCGCTCCCCTCAGCAGCTTGCTTGGAGAGCGTGTTGATCTGCTTCGCCAACTCACTGCGCCCCTGCCTCTCGCTTTGCAGCGCCGTGCGTAGGCCGCTGGTGTGCTGCTCGTAGAGCGCCTTCTGGTCATCCGGCAGCGTCGCTAGAATCGCGTCCCATGTCGGCGGCGTCTGGCTCTGCTGCTGATTGTCGCCCGTCGGCGCCCCGTCTGCGGGCGGCTGGTTTCCTGCTATCGGTTCTGGTGGCATCTCGCCTTCCTCCGTGTCCGGCATCTCGCCGGTTACTCCTCTGCCATCGCCACAACACCCAGATTGGCGTTGTCTGCCTGCCGTGTAACCACATAGCGCTGTGGCTGCCCCAGATCGGCCAGAGCAGCGTTCGCACGCTCCGTGAAGTGCTCCAGACAGACCATGCAGCCGCCATGAATGCCATTGACGGCGGGTAAGAGCGCGGCCAGAACATCGGGCACGCCGATCACCGTGACACTCGCCGTCACCTCATACGTCCGTTTTCTCGTCATTCCACATCACCTCCCGTTCCCTAACGGTTTCACCCCGATGCTATGTCCCCAGGTCGGGTCATTCGTCTGGCGCACCATGTCATCCAGCTTGACAGTGCCGTCTTTCCACGCCTGCCAACGGCCAGTCCCCATAATGCGCCGCTGGGCGTCCTCGTCGAGACCCTCAAACCACTCGCGCCCCGACAGCCAGGTATCAGCAGCACGTCCCATCCACACCTTGACGAACTTGCAGCGCCCGAGAACATGATCACCTGGCTGCATCTCGATCGGGTAGACATGGCCGTAATCGAGCAGACAGGCCAGACACGTCCGCTCTTGCCGCGCTGCCAGTCGCTGCATACCTGTGACCATGCCCGTATCGAGCGCCGCCTGGTAGTCCGCTTGGCGGTAGACCCGTATCTGCTCGCTGCGAGCAATGCCGATCATCCGCTCTAGCCCCTCGTCAATGCCCTCACGCATGGCCCGCGCCGTCTTGTTCGGATTCCAGCCCAGTGCGGTGGCGTCAATCAGCTTCTGCGTCAACCCGTCAACCGCCGTCGGCCACGACTTCATCAGCAGATCGCGCAGCGGCGAGCCATCCCCCGCCAGCCCAACCATGTTGCGCACCGCCTCAACCGGCAGTCGGGTCAGCGTCAACCCGATCTGCGTACGCGCTTCGGCAACGAAGTGCTCGGCAGCCAGGTCAATCAGCCGCAATTGCTCGGCGCGTACCGCTCCGACTGCATAGCCGTCCACATAGCGGGCAATCTCACGCCGTGTCTGCAAGAGCAGGTCCTGGTAGCGCTCCATGCGCCACAGCGCGGCTCGTGTCACGTCCTGCCCCGCCACTCGCTTCGCAGCAATGTCCTTCGCCAGCTTGTTAATCGTCGTCTCGAGATGATCCTGCACGCCGATCCAGCGCCGCGCCATCTCGGCCATCTGCCGCGCTTCTCGCGCTGCCAGGCGGCGCTGAAACTCACGCATCTGGCGCACGACGAGCGGATCAGGCTGCTGGCGTGGCATTCACGCCCTCCGCCTGCTCTCCCTGATCCATGCGCCGCTGCGCATCCACCAGGGCGCTCGCCAGCGTCGCCTGCTGACGGGCGCTGTCGGCGTCGCGGTCTGCTTCCATCTGCATGATCTCTGCGTCTGTCCAGCCCTCACGCCGTAACGCCGTCACCAACGGCAAGCCCGCGTCAACACCCAGCTTGCGGATGTCCGCCTGCGTGCGCGGCTGGATCGTCTGCGGGTTCTCAAACTGCGGCGTGATTGTCATCGGGTCAACCGTCTGTCCGCTGAGCTTGAGCATGAACGCGGCCACATTGCGCCATGTGGTGCGGAAGCGGACGATGTAGTCACTGCATTTCTTGACCAGCGGCGATTCCATCGCGATCAGCGCCTCGCCGGATGGATCGCCGCCCTGGGCAAAGAAATAGTGACGCGGCGTGCGCGTGATGATGCCGATCGCCAACACCAGCTTGTCTATGGCCTCCAGGTACACTTTCAGGTCAGTGGCGCTGAACTCGCCCACCTGGGTCTGCTGCCCCACGCCGTCGCCTGCCGGCAACGCCCAGATCTCGTTGGGCGCATTCTTGAGGGGAGCGATGTTGTCCGAGCCACTGATAATCCAGCGCTGCTTGAACGCCCCGTACTCCGCAGACACCATCATGTCCGCCAAGAGCTTGTTGATGCCATCCTGTAGCGACGTCACGTTCTCCAACTCACTGCGGATGTCGTGGCGTGTGCGCAGATGGAAGACCGGCACCTCGCCAAACGGGTTGCGCTCGCTCGGCGGCGTGTCCGGCTGGAAGGCGGTCGCACTCGACACGTTCTCGGCCTTACCGCTGCTGATATAGTAGTCGAGCCGATCAGGATAGTAGAGCACGAGACGTCGCCTGCCGTCCGCCGTGTTGTACCACTTGGCGGCCATCGTCACCATGTACGGATCATCGGCGTCGTAGAACACGTGGCAGAGGAGCGGATCGTTGTAGTAGGCGCGTACCTGGCCCCCTGCGTTCGGCCAGACAATCACGAACGCCTCGCCACAGATGAGCGCCGCCTCGTGCGCGTCGTCGGCGACCACGGCCATGTCGTTGGCGTCCCACAGCGCATCGAGCGTCGGTTGTCGCGCGCCGTCCACCTGGCAGCCAGACAGGTTGATGCGATCAGCCGTCGCGTCCACAACCACCGCACACCAGTTCTCGGTGAAACGGGCGTTGAGGTTACGGAACACCTCGCGCAAGCGCTCATTCGTGTACGTCAACGGCGCCTGATTGTGGAAGTAGTTCCACAGCGTCGTGTACGTCCCCGACTTGCCCGATAGCGCCGCGTATGCCCGTTCTAGTTCAGTCATCGTCATCCCTGATACGACTTTGCGACTGGCCTAGCCGCCAGCCGCGCCAGCCGATTGAATGCACCGCTTGCTGCGTCCACCTGGTCGTCATGCGCCCCAGTCGGGAAGGCGCACACTTCGTCGAGAAAAGCCGCTACCCACGCGCCCTTGACCACCTTCACGTTGCCCGCCTGCGCCTGGCTGGCCAGCGGGTCGGCCCGCTGCTCCTTGCTGCCCGTTGACGGCTCAGTGTAGACCGAGAAGCCAGCTAACATGCGCACAAACGCCTTCGCCGCATCCACGCCGCTACTGCCTGGCTCTTGCTCGCCGCCGATCTGAACACCAGGACCGTACCTGGCTGTGTCAATCAGAGCCTGCTGCAGGATGATTTTGTCACGTTCGCCGCTGGCCCACTGGCCGCGCTGGATATGCTCGATGTAATACACACCGTCCTTGTAGGCCATCAGGCAACCGGCTGTGTAATCGCCGCCGCCGGCCGTCGCCGCTTTGTCCCAAAAACGCACACGCCTGGCATCCGCCGGCGCAGCGGCCACATCATCGAACCACGCCCGCTTGAACAGCCCACCCTCACGCGGCGCTGGTCGCTGCTGGTAGAGCGCCGCCCAGAAATACGGCCCGATGCGCCGCTCGATTTTGCGCAGCTTCTCGATCGGATACCGCTCAGGACACAGCGCCTCGCCTGGTTGCCGGAAGTCCGGTTCGACCGTGCACGTGGCCGGGAACGTCGGCAGCGGCTCGGCAATCGCCGGGAAATCTACGACATGCCAGTGCTCCGGCTCATCGCTCTCTTTGCTCAGCAGCCATCCCGCCAGATCTTCGCCGTGCCATCGTGTCTGAATGATGATGATGCTGGCGTCCGGCTCTTGCCGTGTGTAGAATGTGCTGTCGTACCAGTCCTTGATCTTCGCGCGTATCGTCTCGCTGGCCGCTTCCTCAGCGTCCTTCAGCGGATCGTCAATGATACCCAGGTGAAAGCCTTTACCGGTGATGCCGCCGCCCACGCCGGCCGCCCACATGCCGCCGCCGCGTCCAGTCTCCCACTGACTCACCGCCCACGCCGCCGGCGAGAGCACGCCGCCGCCGGCCTGGTAGTTGTCGCGTGCATTGCGGCTGAGCGTGAACGCCAATCCCTCGGCGTAGCTCGCCATGCCCACCCACCGGTCAGGGTGGCGCAACAGGTAGTAGGCGCTGAATAGCCGCGAGACAGTTTGCGACTTGGAGTGACGAGGCGGCATGAACACCATCAGCCGCTTGATGTCGCCCTCGGCCACGCGTTGTAGGAAGCCGTGCAGGTTGTGAAGGTGCGCGTAGAACTGGTACTGCGGGTTAGCCTGGCGGATGAACCCCGGGAATGCCAGACGGCTCGGACTGAGCAGGCTGTCCATCTCGGCGCGCTCTTGCGGCGTCAAGAAGCTGAGTAATGCGCTCAACTCGTTTTTCGTCGGTAAGGACTGCATCATCTACGATCGCCGTTGCCTTCCCCCGCAATAGCTGCATCTTGTCAATCGTGATCCCCATGCTGGTGGCAACTTGCTGGAGATGCGCCGATCGCACTTTCTTCGGCATAGCCTCGGCCAACTTCCAGGCGATGTCTTCTAGGTAGTCGGCCAACACATTCTTTTTTTCGTCACGAATATCCGTGACCCCAGCCGTGACCCGACCCGACGCCCATTCTTTGATTGTCGAGGCGGGGATACCAACCTCACGCGCTGTCTTGGTAATATTGCCGCCGTTGGCCTGCAACGCGAGCAGAGCAGCGGCTTTCTCCGCATCGCTATACTGCCGCTTTGCCATGCGATCTCCGTTAACGCGACGACGCCTCACAGACACGTTAGTGTCTATGAGGCGTCAGTTGTTCTGATCGTTCCTCAGGCGGTGATTGGCCGCCCTGTTGGCGTGGTCGCCTGTGGACTTGTCGTTGCTCGACTTCCACGACTGCGCCCGCCCGTACTGTCAAGATGATTTGGCCGAAGTAGCACGGGTCAAGCGGACAGTCAGCCAGCCACGCCCAGATGTCTTCAGTTGTCTTTGTCGGGGGCATTATTGCCCCTCCGTGAATCAGAGTATCACGCCCGATCGTGTTTGTCAACGATTTTCAGCCGTTGACCTCTTTCCAGTACCGATCCCGCGCCATCGCCAGCCGATGTTTTGTTTCCGGCTGCATCCCGCCCTCCATCTGACGCAACAGAACGTCGGGCGTCACCGAAGCAGGCCAGCAATACGCCAGCGCCTGAGGCTGTTCGGTTGTCAGGCGAAACAGATACCAGTGCGCCAGCGCCAACAGCCGCTGGTCGTCACTCAGCCCGTCGAGCGCAGGTCTCGTCTCAATACTCATCGCGTCACGATCTCCTCAGCCATCACCATTGCTGCCACGATCTCCAGTGAAATGAGCGGGCCGACGTGCGCATAGCGCGTTTGCAGCCAGGCGCATAGATCGTCCACCATCGCCTGCGTCTCTGGCGTCAGGTCATTCAGCGCCAGCTTGGCCGCCGCCATGCGCCGCTCGTAGACAGCAGCGGATGGGCCGACATAACGTGGTGGTGTCATCGCTTGCGCCTCTTCGCCGCGGCCAGCGCCAGTATGAATATTCCCACGACGCCAGAGAGCACGCCCAGGGTGTAGCCAAACCAGAATGGGTCAACGATGATGGTCATGGTTTCCTCCGCATACCCAGCCAACCTATGAGCGCCAGCGGCCAGGTCGCGCAGCGATGCAGCGCCAGACGCACCATGCGCACACCCTCACGCACGTAGTCATCGTACACAAGCGGCTGTGCGTCGGATTCCTCGACGGTCACGCCAAACGCGGCTGCATAGCTACGCAAGACCTTTTCCCATGCTAACACTCTATCCGTGTTTGCGCTCATCTCTTCTCCTCCACCGGCTCAGTCAGCAGCCAGGCCGTCTCGCCTTGGTGCAGACTCACGCGGATGTTGTTCTTCGTGCACCACTCACCCAGCAGCCACGCGTACGCTGCCGGCAACGTCTTCGCCAGCATCACCCAGGCGGGCATGTGGCCGTAGCGCCTTTGATACTGATCTAGCGCACCGAGCATCGAATCCAGACATCGGTGTGCGCTGGTTATGTCGAGATTCGCCATGGGCCCGGACGGCGTGGACAGGAGTTGCGTGCGCGGATGTGGCATTAGCGCACCCTCTCTCTGATGAACTCCTCGCTGAGCATACCCAACTGCGCCACCGCCTGGCGCATCCGTGTGACACCGCAGCGAAGGTCATTGGGCAATGGCCGCCGACAGCACAGATGCGTATGGTCTGGACAATAGGCCGCCCAGTTGTAGCGCGGCGTCTGTGCGAATGCCTGATACTGAAACACCCAACCGCCCATGATGCCAGCGGCAACGAGGCTGACGTGGTCACGCCTGTGCTCCAGAATGCGACCGCAGACCTCGCACTTTGCTTGCCAGACCTTGACGACGGTAATCATCACTTCACCTCGATGCCAAGCAATGTCTGATACGAATTGGCCTGACGATTGACAGCCTGGCGCGGAGGCATGACGATCAGCATGTAGTCAGAGTAACGTCCGCACACTGGACACAAGGCGACCTCGGCCACATCATTCACCGGAGTTGCGTTGAAATCCCCATGCAGTCGGCATTGAAACACACCTCGCCGGATGCCATAGTTCACGTCCGGACGAAACGGATACGGGTCTTCCCCATGCTCATCATCGAGTAGGGCCAGTTGCAGGGGCGATCGGGATTGTACATGATCTACAAAGACCTCATCATTGCCGTCGGTGAGGAATCGCTCGCCTTCGCGCCGCACGTCATTGATGTTGCACTGTCCGCTTGCGTTCCTCGAACTGGTATACAGGATGGAGATCGTTGGCCACGTTTTGACAATCAATACGCCAACCCATCTCTCTGTGTAGCGTGGTAAAGTCAATCCGAATATCGTACCACCAGTATCGTAAGAGGTGCGAACCAGATCGCCGGCTTTTATCCCCCACACTGAGCGGGAACAAGTCATCACTCCACCCCCAACACGTTCTCATTGCGCTGGCGTAGCTCACTGTGCCCCAGCGCATCGGCCATGTCGGGCAACGGCGGCTGATGGCAGCCACGCCGGTTAGCAACATGGCGATCCTGGTCAGCTTCGAGATGACACGCCTGGCAGAGGGCGATCAGGTTGCCATCATCGCAGTGGGCCGGGTTTCGGTCTTTGTGATGCACCGTGAGCACCACGATGCTGCCCGTTACTGGATGCTGCGCACCGTTCTCAGCGCCGCACTGCTCACAATGCCAGTGGGCCCGGTCGCGACGGATGCGCAGGCTGATCGCGTCCCAGTCGCGTGGGTAGAGCTTACGGTTTTCAGGTTTGATCGGCATGTCTCCCCACCTCCTTGCACTGCCGCAGCGCCATCGCTGCGCTCGTCACCTG